GCCGGTCTGGGTCCAGGTCGCAAAGGCCGCAATCAGCCCAGTGATCGCCAATGCGACCCATGCGAGCGGAGACGCCAGAAGCGCCACCGCCACCCCCATGAGTTTCCAAGCCAAGATCACCGGCCCCATCGCCAGGCCGACCGCCTTGAACGCCAACGCGACGCCAAGGAGCGTTCCGCCGAACACCGTCATGGCAACGCCGGCCGCAGCAACCAAAACGATCAGCCGCCGATGTTCGACCGTGCCGTCAATCAGGTTCTTCATAAACTTCTGGAACTGCGCAATCCCAGCACGCATCGCCGAGGCTAGTTGCCCGCCAACGCCGAACGCCAGGCGTCGCACCTGTTGCCAACATTCCCGGATCGCCATCGCGAAACCCCGGGCGGCCTCGACGTCCTCGACGGACATCGTGATTCCCAATTCCCGCGCCCGTTGCCGCAGCTTCTCGATCCCTTCGGAACCTTGGATCAACGCCGGCAGCATGTTGCGATAAGACCGGCCAAAGAAGTGGCTCGCGGCTGTAACTCTTGCAGTGTCGTTGTTGAGCCTGCCGATCGCGTCGGCGATCATGTCGAATTGATCGGGAACCGCCTTATTCTTAATGTCGTCAATTGAAATGCCGAGTTGCTGTAGGTAGTACCTGGCCTGTTTGCTTCCCGTGGCCGCCTCGCCGATCGCTCTAGCCATGAAGTCAATGCCGGTCGACAACTGCTCCGAAGAGATCTTGAGTTCCTTGCCGGCGAACAACATTTCCGAAGCCGCGTCGGCAGCCATTCCTGTCTTTGCCGCGAATGACGCGACTTCGTCGCCCATGTCGGCAAAGGTCTTGAGCGCGAACGCAAAGGGCGCCGAGAGCGCCGCCCCAGCCGCCGAGAACGCCAGCCCGTAGGTTTGCAGGCTTGCACCGAATGCTTTAAACTTCGCCTGAAACTTCCGCAATCCTTGCGTGGCTGCGCTATCGTCCGCGAAGATGCGAACAAAAGCGGCCCCCGCTTCAATTGCCCCGGCGGTCATGCCCATTTATTCTTGAATTTCTCCACGCATGAAAACGCTTGCCAGCAGTTCGATTGACTCCCGCGGCGATAGCCGAGTATTCTTTGCGGCTTTGGCCAGCTTCGCCTGGTAGAGCGGATGGAAGTCGAGCGGTTGCATTTGATCCGACCCTCCCATGCTGAACGCCGCCACCGTGTACCGCAGACTTGCGACCCAGTCCCAGTCGTGATCGAGCCGCCCTTCGTACATCCAGATCAGTTCGCGGAGGGTGAAGGGATCGGGGTTGACGCCGACAACGCCGGCGAGCCGATAAATGTCTTCCCAGCGTCCACCAAGGTTTTTTCGAAGTGGCTCATCAGCAAGGCTTCGGTTTCGGGATTCTCCATCTTGGCCACCGCCATTTGAACCATCGTCGCTTGCAGTTGTTTGCCCTTCGACACCGCCGCTGCGAGCATCGGCCGGGTCCGGGATGGGAAAAAAGCGACGAGTTCTTCCATGAAGACATCGCCGGCTCGTTCCAAAACGTCGCCGCCCATCCGGGAGGCAAATTCACTGTCGTCGACGTTGCGTTCTTTTGCCTGATCCACGACCAGAGCAAACAGCACGTCGCACGCCAGGCAGGGGTCATTCGCGAACCGCTCGACCAGGTCGCCGTCGATTTGCGTCAGGTCGACCTTGCACAGTTCCTTGACCCGCTTGGCGGTCTTGACATTGACTGCAACCGACCATTCGATACCCTCGGAATCCTTGAAGCTCTGCACGAAATCTCCCTGTTACGGAACCAAAGTTTTCGACGGCGCGTTGTCCGAAGCCGCTACCCGCAGCGTGAACGGATAGGTGACGCCTTCGGTGAGTTTGCGATTCTGCTTGACGCCGCCGACGTAGCAGGTCGCCCGCAGGTAGAGCGTTCCCGAAGTGGCAATCGCCCCGTCCGCGAACGCAAATTCGACGGCGGTTCGATTTAGAAACGCATTGAGCAAGACGGTGAACACCGCATCGCCGTACTTGTAGACGACGTCGAAATTGAACGTCCCCTTCTTCAAGGTGACGACGATTTCTTCCCAATCGCTGGCCCGGCGCGACATATCGGCTTCACCGATCGTCATGTCCAGGTCTTCGTCCCTGATGTTGACGATTTCCACCCAGGTTGGCGAAGCGTAGGTCGCCGAGTTGTAGTAGGTCTTGCACTGCAAGCCGGTACGAAAGTCTGTTGCTGGCATCGGTGTTAATCTCCTTCAAATCAAAGTTTTTTGGCGACCCGCAACAGGGCGTGATCCCAAGCCCTGGGAATGGTTCCGGCCGCGACTTCCTTCGCCAATGCGGGTCGGGCATACGGCCGCGGTTCCATATGCTTGATCGCGAACCGCGTCGGCCGTCCGGCGTATTTCTTGCCCTTGCGTTTGTCGAGTCGGACCCAAAGGCCGGAGTGGAGTTGCACCTGCTTTTGCAGGTAGTCGCCGCCGTACTCCAGGATTTGCGGGATCGTGCCTTTGACCGGCTTCATCTTGAGGTCGTAGTCGACCATGTTCAACTTCTTCGGGCCGATGATGACATCGACCCGGAGTTCTTCGAAGTCGAACAGGACGAAGTTGCGCAGCAGTTGTCGGCCGTGTCCGCGTGGCGGTTGCCCGGGTAGCGAACTGGCGTTCTTTTTGCCACCCGGACGAATCGAGTGCTTCATCGTCGTGCGGACGAAAGCGCCGGCCCGGTTCAAGGCATATTGATTCATCTTCCAAAGCTGCCGCGCAATTGCGTCGGCCTTGAACGCATAGGACTTGGCTTTATCGAGAGTGGCGAAGATCATGCCTGCCCCCGATAGGTGAGTTTGAGAACCGACGTGAACTGCCCGGCGTCGACCAGATGATTGCTGTACCATATGGGATCGTTTTCGAGCGCCATCCATTGCGCGTCCGCGACCTGATGGCCCTTGAGGTAGTCGCCGATTTCCTCGACCAACGCCGTCAGGGGATCGACTAACGCGGGAGCCGGACTGCCGATATGTTTCAGGACACCGATTTCGATGACGGTTCCGACTTCGCACACTGGAGCCTGATTGGTCGGCCGTCGCCCAATCGGTTTTTCCGCCTTGGCGTGCGGGACCACAAATACCTTGAGTGTCGCGAGGTCGGTAAGGACAACGTCCGGCTCGTAGGCGCGTTCGGCCGTGAACGCCAGCGAGAACGTATTGGCGTTCAAAGCCGTCACGATATTTGTCGCGAGTGTGATCGCCCGTGAGGCCATGCGTTACCCCAGGATGATCGTGAATTGTGCCGTCTGAGCGCCGGTACCGGTCAGGTCCCAATTCTTATGGGTCGAGTCAATCGCCGTGCCGACGTTGTTGGTCTTGATGTGAATGAATCCGCCAGCCGTAATCGTGTAGCCGTCAGTCGTGCTAAACAGGTCGTGGCCGTTCGAAGCGCCCTTTTTGATGGTCATGGCGTTGGCGCCGAGGTTGGTGATCCGAACCACCTGCACCCTTTGGCCGGTTCCGTCGATGGTCGCGCCATTGGTTCCGGTGAGCGCCGCCAAGCTGATCGTGAGTGCGCCAGATGAAAGCGTCGCCAGGAATGCCGCAATCTGAGTGGCAACCGGAGTGCTTCCCGAGTTGAGCGTTTCCGAAATATCGTACTGCGTGTGCGTCACGGTGCGGTTTGCCGCACTGGCAGAGCCGGTGTTAGTGGCGATGATTTCCGTGGTCTGGATCGTGCTGCCGTGAACTACCGAAACTGCCATTCGTCACCTCAAGATGTTTCAACCAGTTTTGTGTGGACGCGAATCGAGGTCCGGCCCGGATCGCTCCAGGCCCAAACCGGAATATCCTTGTGCGGCGACTGCACTTCGAACGTCAGCGACACACTGCCGACCGTCTCGGTGATCGTGTGGCCCCGCATCGGGACCGTCACTTCCGTCGCGCTGACACTGTTCGTCAACGTCAATCCTGGATCGCTCATCGGGATCAACCAGTCCGTCCCCTCGACGCCGATCATCCCGAAGTCCGTCAGGTTTTCGAACTGGCATTTGCCCTTGGTCGCCGCGTCGATCGTCAGCGAGAAATCGCCGTGGGCGTACACCACACTAACGCCAGTTGCGTTGCGGATACTTGCCAGAGCGCCCGCGAATGAGTCCGCCCAGGCTCCCACTTAAATGGCCACTTCCCGCCACATGAATGTTCCGAATCCCGTAACGGCCGTCAGTGCACCGAAGGCGATCCATCCGCCCGGAGCGATCGTGAACAAGCCGTCCAGATTAATCCAGCTTGGCGTGGTGCCGTAGAGCGCACCAGCGGTAAAGCCGCTGCCAAGGCTCATCAGGTAATACGGGTTGACGATCGTGCAGGCGGAGTCCGCCTTGGCGACCGCAGAGACGCCGCCGGCAACGCCGGCATTAGCGCTGATAATGGCACACTGAATGCCAGGGGCGGCCAACGGTGTCGTATGGGTTGCAACGCCAGCCGAGGAGCCGCCGGCGATCAGGTGCAGTGACGCGATCGCGGCTGGAGCCACCGATAGCGCGTACTGCGCCCCGATCATTTGTAGATTGAAGCCACTGCCGACCGGATTGGAAATGCACAGGCCGGTATAGGTCGTGGCAAGCGCCACCGAGACAGCCTGAGCCGCCACGTTTGACGCCGAAAAAGTTGCGAGTGTCGCAGCCATGATGGCTCCTAAAACAAGAGTTCCAAGTAAGCGGTAAGAGTGCTGGCGTCGGTCGTCGAAGCGCCCGAAGTCACCTTGAGCGCGACATAGCGCCGGACGTTTCGCGGCAGTGATGCCCGGAAGGTGGTCGCCGCAGCGCCCGCCGAGGCCGCACCGGTCTGCGTAATCACCGCCGAGTACAACGTCGCCGGGCTGGACATATCCGAGTTGACCGAATGAACGATGTCGTAGGTCATGGTCCGGGTGTCGGGCAACATCGTGGTCGTCAATGCCGGGGCCGTTACCAGAGCATCGCATGGCGCACAAAAGTTGCCAGTCGTGCCGTTCATCAAGTCGATGCCAGCCGAAGTGACCGCAGTGCTTGCCGCGGACGGCATGACCCGGCTGGACTTGACCTGCGCGTCGCGAAGATTCAAAGAGTTCATGGCTCAATTGCCCTTTCGGTTCAGATTTCAAACGCGCCGCATTAGTAAGCGGTCAGCGATTCGGTGTTCAGGATCGAGTCCGTCAAAGCGATCGGGATGCCGCCGCAGACTTCGGTTGGGTTCGGGGCCGGAGCGCCAGTGGCGTTGGTCGCCGTGCGGCTTTCGCGAAGCTGTTGCAGTGACCGGCGGTTCATCAGGCAGATGTCCGGAACGATCCCAACTTCGAACTTCGCGAGCGCCCGGTACAACAGGATGTCGGTCAAAGTCTTGCCGGAATCGGCGGTCAGCTTTTTAATGCGGACCATCGACCGAATCGAACTGCATTGCAGGCCGGGGTAGTACAGCATGGTCTGGACGTAGCCGGTGAAATACTTGGTCGGAGGCGTCGCGGTATCGGCCGGGTCGATGATGTCGGCAATCCGAACGTCGCTCGGCGTCATGGCGCCGTTTTCGCCCCACAGCCATTGCACGTTTTGCGGGCCGAACTTGACGAACCACACCGATGAACCAGTGTCGGCAGTCGTGCCGCCGGCGTCGACGACCATGTTGGTGGAATCGTAAACGTCAACCAGGCCGGGAAAGCCCTTGGTGTTGCCGACGCCAACCGTGGAGGTGTTGCCGTAGTAGAACTGCCGGCAGATCGCCTGCATTTCCCCTTCCATCACCCCCTGGGCTTCCTGGAAGAGATATGCCTGCGCGCCGTCTTCGCTGCGATCCGCAACCGCCTTGTCGGCGATCCAGCGGGGTTCACAGATGAAGGTTTCGAACTCGCGATTCTCGTAGGTGTTCTTGATGCCCGCCGTACCGGCGTTGGCGTCACGGAACGACCCAGTCGATGGCGAGGCCAATCCGGTGCGAACCAAGGTTTTGAACTTGATGCCCTTGATGGTGCGTGAAGCACCGAGCGAAAGTTCGGGATGCGCCTTGGAGGTTTCGTCGATCAGGCCAGTGGCCAAATCGCTGCCATTGCGACGGGCAATGTCCAGAAGTGTAATGAAAGCCAACGGTCATCGACCCGCGCTGCACGCGGCCAGTCTGCGATTGTGTTCTCTGGAAGGAGGATGCAGATTCCTCTTTTTGGCCGCTAAGCCTATCCAGATTGCTTCATTGATCTACACAGGAAGTTTGATCGCCATTGCGGCTTTGGCCGCGGTTTCGCTGCCGAGTTTCATGGAAAGTTCCGCAGCCTGTTTCGCCTTCACGGGGTCGCGTTCCTTCTCGGCCAGGTCGGCAGAAATCGGTTCCTTTTCACCCCGTAGCGCCGTGATTTGTTGGTTCGCCGCCGCCAGTTTGGTTTCCAGATCCTTGTTGGACTGGACCAGCTTGGCGTTGAACAGCGTTTGGGCTTCGTCGAAGGACTTGCCTTCGGCAAACCAGACTCCGCCATCGGAGCCGAACGCCGACAGGAACTCGGGCCCGGTCTTTTGCTTGGCCTTGGGAGCCTTCGGCTTTTGATTCAGTTCCGTCTTCGGGGTTTCCTCGACGACTTCCTCGACGACGGGTGTTTCGACTGCTTCGGCCATGACTGGCTCCTTGAACATTGAGACATTGAATTGCGTGGCCGAGAATTTCATATCGCACGACGTATGGCGATCGGCGCCGTAGAGGCAGACCGCAACGCCGCGAAGCACTGACTGCCGGAAGATCACGCCTGGGCCGTCGAACTTCTTGCCGTTTACCTGCGTGGACATGCCTGAAGGAACATCCTCGACGACCAATTCGTTTGGATCGAAGAAAATTGACGCCTGATACGGCACGCCGGCTTTTCGCTGATGGATGATTTCACTGGCCTTGTCGTCCGCCTTGAATGGCGTCAACTTGCCGCAGATCTTTAATCCGTCCGCAACGTCGAACTTATCGGCGAATCCGATCGCATGTTCCGAATCGTGGTTGTGGTCGAGCGGAATCCGGTCAGGAATTTTCATTCCCGAAAAGTCATGGACGTTCTTACCCCAAAACCAATGCTGAATCGGATCGGCACTTCTCGCCAAAATTGAAATCTCGTTATCCGCTGAGTCGTCGGCGAACTTGACCGGCGCGGTAAACCGTGCGGCATCGTTCGGGATCGACTTGCGAGTAACGGGGTTGCTCATGTTGTTGATTATCAAGAGCAACGCGACGATTGGAATAGTCTAATTTCGGACTGCGAAATTAAGCCGCTTGGTCCTGCGGTTGCTTGTTATCCTGCGCCGCCGCCGGCTTGATGCTCGAAGGCAACGGCGGCAGGCCAATCTGCTCGCGGTATTTGACGTAGGCTAACTGCGCGTCGGCAATCTCGTAGGCGTCCCGGCCGGTGCGCAGCATGGTGATGTCTGGCGTCGAGTTGAAACCGTTCTCGACGCTCCCGGCGTCGGCTTCCATTTCCTTGAGTGGGTCGATCCACGGAATCCCCGATGGAATCCACAGCCAGGCGAGTTCTTCGATCCGGATTCCCGGCAGTTCACCGTCCATGATCGCCAGCGTAAGCCGCCATTGAATGATCCAGTCGAGCAAATCCTTGAGCGCCGTCCGCGATCGCTTCGTTGATTCGACGTACTGCAACAATGCCTGACGCGCGCCAGAGTAGTTGGTGTGGGCCTCATCGTAAAACGAATATGGGATGTCGAGAGCCTTGAGCACCATCGCGATCATAAATGTCATGAACTGCTGAAACTCGGTCGATGGGGTTTGCGATTCCAAGAACTTCGCGTCGTCGCCAGGGTCGAGTTCCAGCTTGATCGGACCTTTGCCGAAATCGACTTCATAGCCGGCGTCGTTCGGATCATCTTCGGTAGACCCGACTGAATCGAACGCTTGGCGAAAGAAGATCATGGCAAATAGCTGGTGGACCTTCATTTTCGCCAGTGCGTAGTCGGAACATTCGTAGATGTCCTGATAGTGATTCACGCACGGAGCCAGCGGAGAAATGCCGCGAACTTGGTCGAAGCGGTCGTAGGCGCCATGCAGGTGCAGGTTGTCCGCCGCTATCCAGCGATCGAACAGCAATGAATCAGAGAATCCCGGAAATAGCCCACTTGGCCCCCATCCGCGGCTATTGATCGCATACGACAACGCCCGTCCTGCCTTGTTGCATTTGACGCCGTGAATCACTTGATCCAGGTTGCCAGGATCCTTGGTGCTGTCGCCGCCGATATTTGGCGTTCGAATCCGATCCCCTTCGCACCATTGCAGCCTTTTGGAGTTGAGTCGGATGCAACCAATGTCGCCGTCGCGAATCTTGGACATTTCGGCGATCCAGATCATGCGTTGCAGGGAATGCCGACCGGCAATATCGCAGTTTCCCGGCTTCGACCAGGATTCCACGAACTTCTCGACCGCCTTGTCTTTGGCCTTGTCGCCGATCTTGGACTGAAAGGAAAACGTCGCAACGTAGTCGAGATGTTTGCGCATCATCCAGCCTGGCAGCACGAAATTGCGTTGCAGGTCGCGGGTTCCCGAGACGAGCAATCGCCGCTGTTCCGGAAATAGCTCAGCGTCCTCGCTGCGCAGGATCCCGTTCGGTTGCCGGCGTTTACCTTTGGACGTTACGGCGTCGTAGGCGAACTTCGTCGGCGGTCTGATCGTTTGCGGGCTTACTCCGTAGGTGGAGATTGCGAAGTTGTTCATGCGGCTGCCTTTCGGGGATACTCGATACTCAGTCGATTATGTTTCTCGCAGAAAATATGGACCGAATGGATTTCGACTTGCTTCCAAAGTGATCCATTGAGAGCCTTAAGCGGTTCGATTTCTTGCAGGTCGCGAACAACGTGCATGCCCTTGTATCCGCAGACTTCGCACGGAAACTCAGACTTCGCGCCTTCGAGAAATCCGGGGAGTAAGATCTTGTGTTGCTCGCAGGCATACAGAATGTTCGTCTGTCCCTTTGGGATGAATGCAATGTCAGCATTTGCATAGCAGTAGTCGCACTTCATTCAAAACCCATCCAATTTAATCCGCGACGCCCGCGGCTTGGTCCCGGTTTCCGCCGCCAATTTCCTTGCCCAAAAATCGTACTTCTGTTCCAGTTCCCCGTAGGTGATCGACTGGCCATCGACCATGACCATCTTGAGGCCAGCCGAGGCCAGCAGGAGCGTTTCGTATTTGGCGACCATTTGCGCGGCGAATGTCATAGCTTGAACCTTTCGTCAACAACCAGGTCCATCGTCGCCACCATGACCTCGCCGAGCTTCGATGAAACCATGATGTCGCGGACGCCTTTGAGTTCAACACCGTCGAGCAGAACCTTCGTTCCAGGAGAACCAGAGAACTCAAGACGACCGCATTTGATGGTTTCGCATTCGACTTTGAGGATTTTGGTTTTCAATTCGCCCAATTGCGTCCGCGTGTATTGATCTGTGCGTTCGGTGGTATTCGAAAGCCGCGCCGCTTCGGTTCGCCCGTTCATTCGTAGCACCTATCGACTCTGTGTTGCCCGCAATCGCTGCAACTGGTTCGGCGAATTACGATCCGCAAGTACGGCACCCCTTGGCGTTCGCCGGCGTAATCGAGCGTTGTTGTTCCATAATACGATTCCCGACGCTTGGAGCCGCACGCCGGGCAGATCGTCGGCACATGATCGACCTGGGGAATCGCCGGCGCCGAGTCCGGCGGCCGACCCGGCTTCCGCTTGGGGTTTTCCAACATCGTCGTCCTTCCAGAAATAGCCTGCATCTATTCCGCGTCCTTCGTTACTGCCATCGTCCCGGATTCGAGCGTTACATGATCCTCGCCGTCGGTTCCGAAATGGGCCACGATCCGATAGTTGTAGAGTGGGCCGCCGACCAACGGCGTCGGGTTAAGTTCCCGCGTCTGGGCGCTGGTGAGTTCAATCTTGAGCGTGGTTGAAGTGATGTCGACGCAATCGACCGATAGCCGACTGTCGGCGTCGCCGCGTTCGACGTTGAACGTGATCGAATCGGCCGTCGTCAGGTCAGGGAACCCGGAGAAGGTTTTCGATATCGCGTTGCCATAGTCGGCGTTGTAGGTGTCGCCCTGCATGATGCTGAGTTGGCCGGTCCCAATGACTGGCCCGGTAAATGTCGTGACGCCGATCGTGGTTAGAGTGCGGGTCGCATACGCCCAAATGTCCGCAGCGGTCGCCCCACTTCCAGACGCCAAAGCCAACGCTGCCGCCGTGAACCGATAATTACCAGCATTGAGTGCCGTCATCGTGAACCATTGGTCCGTCATCGCCGCCGCGTCCTTGAGGTAGTCGGCAGCGGTTCCGGCGGTCGCAGGTGCGGACAGGTCTTTCGCCCACACGGCGGTTGCGATTGTGGACGAGGTTCCAATGTTGCTGAGTTGCGTGTCGAGATTCGCGGTCGCAAGGCCGACCGCCGTTCTGATTTGTGCCGCGGTAATCATGTCGGTGTTTGTCGTGACGGTCGAAACCGTTCCAACGAGGTTGCCAGTCCAGGTTCCCGTGTTGTTGAACGTCTGCGTCGTCGCGAGAGAGAATCCGGTTTTTCCGGTCAGGTTTGTCACAGTCGCAACCGTCGTCGCCGACAAGCTCACAATCGAATCAGAATTAAGAACCACTGACCAGTCGATGCCAACATAGCCGGCTGTACCAGCGGATGCCGTGCCTTTGATTTTGGCAACATCGACACGGCCGCTAGAGTCCACGGAGAACGCTGAGAAATTCGCCGGCGTAGTGAAAACCAAACAACCAACCACGCTAATATTCGACGTTGACGACTTCCCCGAAAACAGCAACGCGTCGGCATTGGTTTCGGCCTGAGTCAGGTCGAACAAATACCAGCCCTTGGCGTTCGTCGCATCCATTTCGGTTGCCGACGTGTCACCCAGGACCGTCACGGTTCCCCAGTCTTTCGAGACGTAGGCTGTGATGTTCGCGGCATCGCCAGACTTAGGCAGTCCGGTTGTCGCGTCGAACGCGAATACGGCGATCTTCTGCGAGGCAGTATTCTTAAACATTCAACGGCACCCCCGTTAGAAGTCGGTCGTAGTATGGACGGCCGTAGAATCCACTGGAAGCAGCTTTGAAGCACGCAATCACCGCTTCGCAGCCATTCGCTCCAGTCCATGACCACGTTGGATTGACAGCCGCTTTCGTCGTCTGAACTAGATACGCCATACTTCCAGCGAGATTAACTCCAGCTGAGTACGGAGCAGAATCCGAAATCGTAAATGACGAATTAACCGATGGTCCGGTCGATGTGTAATGACATGTGCCGCTCACGATCAATTCGTTATCTTCTACCGGCGAAACGCTTCCGGTCGCAAGGCTCGACGCACTTGCCGACGTTGCTCCGTTTTGCGCATCGAACGCCGAACTTGCCGCTGCCCCACTCCATGCTTGGATAAACAGCCCTTGAAACAATCCGCCTGCCAGTGTGAAAGTGTGTCCGCTGCCGACGGTTGGATTTAGGCAATAAAACAGAGTCGTCGCTGAATGCGATCCAACTACTTTTGCTGTCAACGATGTCCAAGTATTACCCTTGGAATCGCTCAAAGTCGATGCCGCTGACAGGTATTCAGTGACTAACACGACGATGAGGTTCGCGCCCGTCGTGACGATCGCCGATGTCGTTGGATTATTGCCACCGATGGCGGCATGTGCGACCAGTGAATACGCCATTACTTCAACGGCTCCGGATTGACCGAAATATCCGCCGGATGGATCGTGTCGCCGGCTTTCATGTTCGCATCGGCAAACGACCGGAAAGCATCATCGCAAGCGTTGAGCGATCGCAGTTTGTACGCGACAAGTTTCTTGATCGCGTCGGCGTCAAGGTTGTCGCCGAACGGCGCGGCCTGAATCGGCTTGATGGTCGGGTCGTCATTGACGTAGGTCACGCCGACGTAAACCATGCCGTCCTTCTTTTCGACCGATTGCAGTTTTGCGGACCATGCCATTGCAGTTCTCCGAATCAAAGTTCGGCCGCGTCCATGCGGCCTGAACCGTGCCAGTCGTCCACTACAGAACACGGTTGTTTCAAAAGCCCGCCGCCGGGAGGTCAACACGACGGCGGGCACGGCGGCGCGAAGGTGCGTCGCTAGGGGTTGTTACGGGGTCGGCGCGCCGATCGCGTTCAGTGCCGCAATCTTCGCGTCGAACGTCGCCAGGAACGCTTCTTCCGCGCCGGACGAAATGCCGCCGGTCGCAAGCTGGTCGCGCAATGCCTGAAACGCTGCCGCGAGATTCGTGGTCGCAGTTTCCATTGCGGTAATCCGAGCCGCGAAGTCTGCTTCAGTTGCCATAATCAAATCCAACCTTTCGTTCAGCTTCCGGAGCAATCCAATTATCCTGCCGGCGAGCCGCTCCAAATTCCCCGCCAGCAGTTGTTCGATCATTTTCCGCGTCGGTTCATCAAGGCCGTAGACGTGATGCACGACCGGCGTTTCCAGTTTTGGCCACAGCGTCGGACAACGGCTATTGTGTCGCCCGTTGCATTCACCGCAGCCGGGGCATTGATTCCAGCTCGCTTTCGCCGTGTTGTCACATTCACCGTTCATCTTGTCCGCCTCAGATTTCGTCGCAACATTTCGATTGGCATTCTTCGCAGCAATAACAATGCGGCGACGGATCGTTCCACACGTCAGCTTGGAACGGGCATGGGTGAGGTTCTGCCGTCCTGCCTTCGTGGCCGCAAGCGTCTATCACTTCGTGCGGTTCGTCATCGTTTTTGTCTTCCATTACCGCCGCCTGTTTCAAAATGCCCCGCTGCCATTGCAGTAGCAGACGGGGCGGCCGAGTACCGGATCGAACCCAGCAGTGCTTCGTTTACCACCACCATTTCGGCGTCGATGTCGTCTCACTGTCTGCGATAGTCAGCATTTTCACCAGCCCCGCTTGCGGCCAAAGAATCCGCGCCGTTGCGTCTGCATCCCACATTGACCGTTGGAGCAATTCCCCGACGAGCAATCGCCTTGGAATGCCGGAGCCGCTTGTACGCTATCCATGGGAACGTCAACCTCTACCATTCGGCACACGCCGCCATCGCAGACACGTTGCAGCATCCGAGCCGGAGCCGTCGCCACATTCACCGCCGCCTTGATCGGATGAAAGCCGTTGACTTCCTTTGCCGCAGTCACCGCGACGTAGCCGACGGGTTGGGTTGCCGGTGCGGACGCCCGCGCCTTGATCGCAACCAGATCGGCCTTGAGTTCGGCGACTTCCATCTTGAGTTTGGCGACGTCTTCTTTGACGCCGAGCCAATCGAATCGGCTTGGCTGTTGAGCGCCGGCAAATCCGACGAAACACAAGACCGCAACAATCGTCAGATTGACGAATCGTTTCATTTCGTTCTCCCTAAATCCACATGAACATTGACTCAACTTTCGGTTGAGCCGGAAACCAATCGACCGCCGACAGGCCGTAGACTTCAGCATCGAGTCGCATTGCGGCCTCAACGTCTTTCTCCGCGACCCAGCAGCCGCAGACAGGTCCGCCCATCGGGTCGCGCGGATAGACGCTTGCCGGCCAGTTGTTTTGCGCCCAATACTGCGGGCCATCGTTCGGGTGTTCCATAACGGCATGGATGCTTTGCTGGTGCGGGCCTCGCGTATCCCAGCGGCCGCGCAGATAGGCGTCCTTGCCGGTTCCCCGAACCGACGCCGAGCCGATGTAGTTGTTGCAGGCGAACGTCACGCCGTAGCCGTTTCCGACCATGCGACGAACATCCTCGATGCTCTTGCATTCAGCGGCCGAGCCGACAAGATGCTGTTTCGACAACGCAACCACGGCGTCAACATCGACGTTGCGGACGCTCGACCATTTCATTTCCACGTTCGACGCCACCGCGACGCCATCTTCGCGGTTGTACTCCGGCAACCGATCAGCAGTGTTGACCGGCCAATCGACGATGCCATCCTCTCGCAGCGACTTGGCGAACGTTGAACCCATCGAGCCTTCACCTTGCCGGTCGTCGCCAAAGTAATGTCGCGACATCGCGTAGTTGTGCAACGTGAACGGCAAGAAGGCTTTCGTTGGCGTGTCGCTCGCCATCCGTTGGGCCGCGACCGTCGAAAACAACGCGTTGGTTCCACCTGCCCAAACGCACGATCCGGTCTGTTGGTGGATGCGATCAAAGACGAAGCCGACATCCTCAACGACTTGCGGCATCGACCAGAAATCGAACAGCCGAATCGCCTGGCCCTTTTGCAGAGTCAGCGGCGGCAACGTGAATTTGAGCATTTGCCCGAGC